CAACTGATGTCCCTGTTGGTATTGCTCAACTTGCTGGTGCAAGTGGTGATGCTATCAATGTATGCATCAGCGGCGTTTCTCGTGTTGTTGCTGGTGGTACTATCACCGCTGGAACTCACTTTTTTGTGCAACCTGGCACCGCTGGCAAAGTTTATGCTTATGATGGCACAGGTGCAAGTACTCAAATCATCGCTGGTCGTTTCTTGCCAAATGTTGCAAATACCGCAGCAAGTGCAAATGAAGAAATCGAAATCCTTTTCAATGTCTCTTTAGGAGTCTAATCAAATGGCAAATTCTAGCTATAGCAATATTCATCCAGTCAACGAAATCCTTCGCAACCTTGCCATTGAAGCAATTCCTAGCGATGGACAACTGATCGCTGATCAAGTGATCGAAAATGTTGATGTCAAAGCAATTGGTCCAACAGGTACTCTCTTGATCGAAGAAACACGCAACTTCATGGGATCTCCTGATGTTGATGCACAAAGAGCACCTGGTGCAGATCGTCAACGCATTGGCAACTTTGACCGTTCAAGCACAACCTTCTCAGCAAAGATTTATTCTTTAAGCGATGAAATTGCTCTTGAAGATATCAAGTATTCACAATATCCAGGCAATGAAGAACAAAGATCATTCCGCAAAGTGCAAAGATCAATGCTCTTAAATCGTGAAACTCGTTTGGCAAATCTCTTGTTTAGTGCTGGCAATTGGGGCTCTTATACCTCTGCTCTCGCATCTTTGGCTAGTGGCTCAAATGGTACACAATGGAATCAAGCTGGTGCTGAACCTTTAACTGATCTTCATGCTTTGATCGATGTTATTCGAGCAAATTCTCATGGTATCTTGCCTGATACTTTAGTACTTGGTTATGGTGCTTTAAGAGCATTATCTCGCAATGCTGAAGTTAGAGGCTTTTTCACCGCTGGCAGCACTCCATCAGGTACAGCAGCAGGCAATCGCTTGATGAAAGATGATATGGTGATTTCCGTTCTCAAAGAAGTTCTAGGGATCCCAAATGTACATGTTGGTCAAGCTCGTAAAGAAACAGCAAATGCTGGCTTAACTTCTTCTGAAGCTCAAGTATGGACTGATGACAGTGTTTTCATGGGTATCATGAAAGGCTCTGATGCAATTGCAAATAAGAACGGCGTCAAGGTTATGCCAGTAGCCGCTCTCAATTTTGTATATGAAGGCTACTCTTCAGGTGCTTATGATGATCTCGCTATGACAAAGAGAACTGTTTGGATGGAACATACACATCAAGACAAGATCATTGCTCAAAATTATGGTTTCCTCTTGACTGATTGTTTAGCTTAATGTTCGTATGTTTAATTGTCCTTATTGCCTTAATTCTATCAATAATATGGTGCACCTAGCAGAAGCTAGTGATGCAGATCAACAGGCAATAGAGGATATCAGAAAACAATGGATTGATGAACGCAATCCACAAATGAAGCTTTTGCTCAAAATGCGGTTGGATGTCCTTGTCAAAGAGGTCAATTCAGCCAAAACATTTGAGGAAGAAATGAAGAAAGCGACAAATCGATTATATCGTGCAATCGCTGAAATGGTGCAGCAAGGTCAAGGCCAAATGCTGATTAGCATGTCACCGGATGAGCTTAAATCTTTTTTAATCACTAGTGGCATGGGAGACGCTTTGACATATTTTGAGCGGTCTCAAGTGGATATAGTGGAGATGATCAATAAGGCAACAATTGAAATTGATCCTCAATTTAAATCAGCACCTCCAAATCTCATTCAAGCAATAGCTCAGCAAACTTCATCACAAGTCTTTGATGCTCAAATCTTGCCGTCTCTAAGTAGTGCAATTCGCAACATGGCAACAACTGCAATCATTGTGGGGAGCTCAAAGCCTGTACTTGATCAGATGAGAGTTGCTTTTGATAAATCTGTTGGCGTTGGCACTACTCAAGCAAGAACGAAGATCGCTGAATTTGGGAGATCTATCAATGCTTTAAATGCTGATGAAGCTGGCTTAGAGAACTTCATTTATGTTGGGCCTAAAGATGGGATAACTCGTCCATTTTGTCGCAAGCTTGTTGGAAAAGTGCTATCTAAGAAACAGATCATCAAGCTTGACAATGGACAGCCTTCAAGTGGTCCTCCATTGACTGCTGGTGGTGGCTATAATTGCAGACATTCATGGGCTCCAGTTAGCAAGGGATTTCTAAAGGTCAATGATTTAACGGTGGTTTCAGATAGTGAGATAAAGGACATAACAACATGAGAAAAGCACAACAAGGCAAAAACTATAATTTCATTTGGCAAGCTCCACATCCAATCAGTGGAACTCCATCAATTGCATTCTATCTTGAAGGTGGATCAGTTGGCGGTGCTATGTCTCAAGGTCGATCTGATTTAGTAGCTACTGATTTAGATAGAGATAGACGAGTTATGACTTTGTCAGCATCAGCATCAGCCTTAAAGCAATTTCAATCAGATGCTTTTTTACTCACTGATGCAGATACATTCTTCTCAATTAAGATCGTTCGTATCACTGGCACACAATTGATTTTAGCTGATCCACTACCAAGAGATATTTCTTTTACTGCAAACTCAACAATTCAATTTGCTAGTTGGCTTTATACTTGCTCATCTTCCAATGTTACTGCATCTAAGCAAACAATCGCTTATGCTGTTGAGTATGTGCAAAGCGAAGGCACACAAACGATCAATAGAGTTGAAAAAGGATCTTTAAAGATTGTGCCTCGTCCTTTTGATACTGGCTTAGATCATAATAAGCTATGCTCAATATTTCCTCATATTGCTGATCTAGCACCTAGACGGGCAAACGGCTTTGAAGAGCAAATATCATCAGCACTTGATGAGCTGGCTTTATATGTAAGAGATTTAATCGTACCGAGAGATGTTGATGAAGATGATATACACAATTCACATGATTTATTGCAGGCTCATTCCTATCTTGCGATTGCTCGTGTGCATGAGCTTAATGGCAATATCGATTTAAGTGAAAAAATGAGAGCAAGGGGAATTGAACTTGCTGATCTTTCTATGAAAACAATCAGCCTTGATTTGAATACAGATGGCATCATTCAAACTACTGAAAACAATCAGCGAGTAAGTGCAAGCTCTGATATTCGTGGGAATTTTGCTGGCAGAGTTGTTGGGGAATATGAAGCTCAGTTTATCCCTTCAAGAAATATGAGATGGTAAATGAAAGCAACATTAAGCCTAAACTTGCCAGCCTTAAATCTGACTAAGCCTATGATGATAGGAATTGCACAAGATATCTTAGCAATCATCAAAATCAGAATTTACAAGGGATTGGATTATAATTTAAACAAGTTTAGAGCATACTCAACAAAGCCTATTTATATCGGATATAAATCAACAACCTACAAAAGATTAAAGCCTAAAGGCGGAGTTAAAAAACCTAATTCCATGTTTTTTGCTGGTGGTTATGCTGAATATAAAGATAAATCTCGCAAGCGATCAAATGCGATTGAAGGTCAGACGGCCTCAGTTGATTTAACTCTATCAGGGATGATGATGCAAAACTTTGTAGTACTTGATGCAACCAACACAAAATTCACTATTGGTCTTTTGCCACCTGTGCAAGATTATGGTTATGCAGTTAATCAAGATCGTGGCTTTATTGGTCTTGCTCCCAAAGAGGTTGATCAACTCGTGCAAATAGTTAAATCAAATTTACTTGGAGAATAACATGGGCATATATGAAGCACTAGATCATCTCATAGATCGAATTGAGGCTATCACTCCAAAGACTGATGCTTATCATCATTTTGTATGCATCAAAGACGCTCAAGGCAACACGCTATCACTTGAGAGCAGATCAAATCAAAATCGCTTGTTTGATATCGCTTTCAATGCTCTTGCTCAAGATGACGGTCAAGCTGGCATCAGTGGAAGAAAGAGAATTGAGCTATCTTTGAGAATAAGATATGATATCGGAGGAGATCGAGGCTTACTTGAACGGATGATAGCTGAAGATTCAAGCAAGCTGATCGACACCTTGAAACAACCTGATTATGATTTTTCATCAACTGGTATCGTTTCTTTAATACCTAATCAAGCCACTACTCAAGAAATTCAAAATGATCCTTCTCAAGTAGGCTATCTTTTAATTTTACCTTTTACTCTTCTTTATTTGGAGGATTGACATGACAGTCACACACAGATCGCTATCGGTAGCAACTGAAGCAACTTTTGGAAGTTTATCATCATCAACTGGCTTGCCTGATTTCAGTGGCTTGTCTTTCATTTCTTTACCATGTGAAAGAGATCCAGTTGTGATTTATGGTGATGTTGTTGCAAATGAACGACTTGAAACAAGAGACGGACCTCATGGCTTGCCTCCTGAACCTGATACTGTTTGGAGTGGATCAAGTCGAGTACAAAGACGAACTGGTCAAGTACAAGTCACTATCGATTTTACCACCGTTGGAACTGGTGCAAATACCTATGCATCAACCGGTTTAGGCAAGCTCTTAAATGCTGGCTTTCTTACAAATCTCGCTGGCTTTACTTCTAGCGATACAGTAACAGCTGATGATGAGAATGTATTTACTCCAACAACTACCAATACAAACTATAAGATCGGTGGTGTTGTTTCTTCTCTCATCAATGGTCGTTGCGAGTATTCATCAGTAACAGCAAATAATCGTGGTGGTGCTGGTAAGATTGGGGTTTCTCCTGCATTTAGTGCAAATCCAACAGCTATTTATCCAATGCAGACATGGTATGTGCCTTATGGTACTTCAAGCGGTCAAGTGGTTTCATCTTTATGCTTTAGAGTTGACGGCGTTGGTTTCCGTACATATGCCTATGGTTGCAAGCTTGCAAGCTTAAATATCTCTGTAAATGGTGGTCGTGTGATGGGTGAATTTACCTTCCAAGCCGCTCTAATTCAAGACGATCATAGCAATGCAACAGGTCCAGTTGAGCCAGTTGTTTTAAGTGGTGCTACTCAGCATTTTAGAAATGCTTATGCTGTTGTTTCTGATGCCGTCACCTACTCACGAACCAATGTAGTAGGCACAACAGGCGAAGAGCTTTCAAGAATTGCATTGGATGCTGAAGGCTTTACATTTAATATTGCCAACACTTTAACACCTAAAGGCTATTCAAACTCTATTCTCGGAATGTCTGATATGGAGGTTTCAAATGTTGATGTTGAATGCACCTTGACCTTATCATCAGCAAATACAACTTTAGCATCAGATTTTTCAGATAGAACAATCCGTCAAGTGTTAATAGGTACTGGACCTGTTGGCGATGGCAAAGGCATGGCTTTATTCATCCCAGCTGGTTATTTGACCGTTGATCCAAATAAATATGATGTAGCTGGTGAGATTGTGAAGCAAGTATTAACCTACAAACAAAGCCGATTCGGTGGTGATGTAGGTACAACACAGCCAGCCAACTCACCTGTGAGAATTGCACTAGGAATTTAAGATGCTAAAATTCAGCACAACAACAAACATTGAGATTAAAATTGCTGTTTCTTGTGATCCAGCTTTAGATATGACACCGGCTGAAATCACCGCTTATCTTCAAGGAGATTTTGATTCTCTCAAGGTCAAGCAAGATCAAGCTCCAACCTACTTCTTTATCAAGCCTCTCTCTCCGTCTGATAGAGAAGAGATTGAGATTAAGGCTGGTGCATATACTAGATCAGAACTTGGAAGAATGCTTTTTGTTGAACAGCCTGATGATCAAAAAAAGCGAGCATATTGGCAAGACTCTTTATCTGATCAAGAGAAGAATGCTTTTGCTCAGTATCAAGCCTATCTCAATCGTGTATATGCTGAAACGGCTAAAAAAGCATTGGTCAAGATTGAAGGCTTTGACGGCAATGCTTGGGATGCAATCCAATCGATCAAACCTGATCATCATCGTATTCAAACAATCGCTGAGATCGTAGCTCATGTTCAAAGAATTTCCCTTTTAGGTGATGAGGGAAAATAGCGATCACATCCTCAATATGGCTATCTCAAAATAAAGGGAGATCATGGGGGTGTGAGCAATGTAAATCTAAGCCAGGATTAAGACAACTTAGGGGGAATTGTGGTGGCAGGTTTCAAAAGGGATTGCCTTATTTAGATGAAGATGAGCAAGGCTTATTTGTGCCTGCTTATCGTGTTGCTCCTGATAGTGATGAGGCTTTCAGCGAGCTTAAAATAAGATCATGTCCTGTTGCACTTGCCAATCTAGCTACTCCAATCGTAAATGCTTTCTTTAGTCATACGAATGGACTATTTGACATAAAAACATCTTATCCATCGCCAACTTGTGCTATTGTTGAAGCAGTAGA